TACTGCTCGTGGTGGCATGTATTATGCTGTTGGTGTTGGTAGTAACCTCGCTGGTCGCGGTGCTGATTTATGTATTATTGACGACCCGCACTCTGAGCAGACCGCTATGTCGAATGCTGGATTCGACGATGCGTGGGACTGGTACACAGGTGGACCAAGACAGCGTTTGCAGCCGGGAGGATCGATAGTATTGGTTATGACGCGGTGGGCGGAGAAGGATTTGACGGGTCAGTTAGTGCGTCAGATGGCCCGCGACCCCAAGGCGGACCAGTGGGAAGTGGTCGAATTTCCTATGGAGCTGCCTTCTGGCGACCCGGTTTGGCCTGAGTATTGGTCTTTGGACGATTTAACGGCGGTCAAGGCATCTATTCCGCCGGGTAAGTGGAATGCGCAGTATCAGCAGCAGCCTACGGGCGATACGAACGCAATCTTGAAGCGGGACTGGTGGCAGATTTGGGAAAGCGACAAGATACCTAAGCTTGAGTACGTTATTCAGAGTTACGACACGGCGTTTAGTAAGAAGGAGACGGCTGACTACAGCGCCATTACGACGTGGGGCGTTTTTTACCCGGACGAAGGGACGCAGCCAAACTTGATTTTGTTGGATTCGAAGAAGGGTCGGTGGGATTTTCCGGAGCTAAAACGGATTGCGTACGAGGAATACAAGTTTTGGGACCCTGAGACGGTCATTATTGAGGCGAAAGCCACGGGTATGCCGTTGACGCACGAATTGCGCAATATGGGAATTCCTGTGGTAAACTTTACGCCATCTAGGGGTAATGATAAAGTATCCCGTGTAAACAGCATCTCTCCGCTTTTAGAGAGCGGTATGGTCTGGGCTCCTGACACTCAGTGGGCGCATGAACTCATAGAGGAATGTGCTGCGTTTCCTAATGGCGAGCATGACGATTTGGTGGATAGTACCACACAAGCGTTGATGCGTTACCGCCAGGGAAACTTTGTACAGCTCCCGTCTGACGATTGGGAGGCCGAAGACCTTGGCCCACGGGCCTTCCGTTACTATGGGTAATTTTGCATGGGCACTGCTGTAGATAAAAAACAGAATACTATGGTATTGACCTCTCAGGGGTACATGCCATATAGCCAAGCGCAAAGTGCAGGTTTAGCCAACCAAGACGTGCAAGCCGTTAGTGATGCAATGGCTTCCGACGCCCGACTTTCCCAATTAGAAGAAAACGTCCCCTCAAACGTCACGTTTACCGTAGATGACTACCTCCAAGGCATTGACGCCTCTGACGGTATTTCCCAAGACGAAACCAAGTTAGCGTTTGATTTATTAAGCACTAACGCGGTAACCGTGGCCGACATAGAGGCCGCGACGGGCATTCCTGCCAGCGCCATACAAAGCACCTACGATGGAATAGCCGCGGCCAACGCAGCTCAAGCGGAAGCCGATTTGGCGGCAGAGATAGCCGCGGCCGACGCAGAAGAAAGACGGGTTACCGGAAGTTTGAACGAGTTCGGTGAAACGTATGCCGAGGAGCAAGCTCGCTTGGCCTCGGAAAGATCGGCGGCGAACGATGCGATAATGAAGAAAAGAGCAGACGATGCGGCCGCCTTAGCAGAAGAAGTTGCGGCTCGTAACGCTGAAACACAAACTGCGGCAAACAGCCCGGAAGCGGCTGACACACAAGCCAAAGAAGATGATTTTGACACAAAGGTCAATGCGGCGGGGGGCGTGACTCCTGGAACGATAGGCGAAGTGATTGAAATAGCGCTAGAGGTTTATGGCGATGATTCTCGCGGTGTTGTAAAAGTTATTTCCGAGTCGCTAAAGGGCGGCTTGACCATGAAGGATCTTGAGGAGGCAACAGATCTTTCTGGCGATGAGATTATGGCTGCGGCAAAAACCGCGGCCAACGACCCAGACAAGTCTTTAACGCCGGGCGAGATACTAAGCGGCGCCGCTAACACTGTTTACGATATTACAAACAAGGTTGTTGAGATTGTAGAGACCGGCTTGGAAGTTACGGGCATAGAAAAAGTTATTGATACTATAGGTAACACGGTTTCTAAAATAGTGGGATTAGACCCTAACCAGACGCAAAAAGTTCTGGTAGTTAACCCTGTTACGGGGCAGGTCACGGTGCAAGCGTCAAATCAGCCGCAAGGCGGTATTTTAGGCTCTTTGCCCCAAAGCCCTTATGTCCCTATTGGTAGCACGAGCGGCGGCACAACTTACGGTATAGATGCTGAAAATGCCGTAATAAATGTTGTTTTAGGCAAGATTGTAACTAATGGCGGTCTTGACCAAGGTGACACAAAAAGCGTAATAGGTGCGGCGGTTGAAGATGTTACAGGCGTTCCTATGGAAACGACCGTAGGCATAATCAATAGTGCCGAGGATTTAATAAAAAGCACGGTAAAAACGGTTAAAGACAGCGGTGTTCTTGCGGGTAGCGGAAATCGTCAAGACGACGAGGAAGCGGCAGCGGAAACTACGGGTTTTGACGTAATTACCGGCGGAGATGATAATACTACTATCACCGGCGGCACTGGAAACGACACGATTACCGGCGGCACTGGAAACGACACGTCCACTTCTGCCACTGACGGATTGATGGGTCCTTTTCAATTAGACGAAGACGGAAATACTATACTGCCTTCATCGAGCACTTCAAACACCACTCTTACTCTTGCGCCCACCGTCACGGCTAACACGCCTTGTCCTACTCCTGGAGACGTACGAGACCCGAATACCTTAGTTTGTTCTACACCTGTAGTGGGCCCTGGGCCGTGTCCTAATGAGGGTGACATACGCGACAAGAACGGAAACTGCTACACTCCGGGAGTTAGCGGTCGTACTACGGTAGACGAAGATTTGACCGTGGCGGATGTCACGGCTAACACGCCGTGTGATAACGCGGATGAAGTAAGAGACCCTGTGACTTTAGTCTGTGCCAAGCCAACGGGCACAACCACAGGTGGCGGTGGCACTACAATAACGTGCCCGGACACTTACAATAACGCCGGAGACGTAGTAGCCGACATATCTTTGTGCGGCGGCTTAAAATCAACAAGTACAGTGGTAGACGAAGACGAAGATAAAACGGTCGTCGTAGATGGAGTAACTAACGTGGTTAATTACGTATGTAGTGAAGAAGGTGCGGTATATAACCCCGTTACGGAAAGGTGTGAAAAAACCACTGACACTGTAATAAACGATTTCACGGATAGAACTAACGTGTCTTGTTCAGCCGAAGGCGCTGTCTACGACGCGACGATGAATAACGGAGAGGGCGGTTGTTATATAGACAATAGCCGAGTAATAGAAGGGGCGGAGACACGAGGAGAAGTGTCTTGTTCAGCCGAAGGCGCTGTCTACGACGCGACGATGAATGACGGACAGGGTGGTTGTTATATAGACAATAGCCGAGTAATAGAAGGGGCAGAGACACGAGGAGAAGTGTCTTGTTCAGCCGAAGGCGCTGTCTACGACCCGACGATGAATAACGGAGAGGGCGGTTGTTATATAGACAATAGCCGAGTAATAACGGAAACAATAGATAGAACAAACCTTACTACTAACTACGTTTGTGAAGAAGGGGTTTTAGACCCGGTAACAAATAAATGCGTTAACACTGTTACCGGAGATGTGATCAACAAAACCATTTGTGATGATGGCTCTGATCCAGATGCGAATGGAAATTGTTTAGTAACAACCACGTTAGACACCACCACTACTACCTTATGCGACGACGGACAACCGCCTGATCCTGAAACAGGCTGCGCTAGAACTATTTACATGGACACCACTACAAATACAATATGTCCGGAAGAAAGCTATAAAGGTGAAGATGGGCGTTGTTATAACGATGTCACCGGGGAAGTGGTACAAAATAATATCTGTCCCGCGGGAACCACGTACAATGAAACTAGCGGTCAATGCGAGTATTCTAAGTATTTTTGTCCCCCTGGTTTTACTTTTAATATTCTTACCAGCCAATGTGAGCCGGATGACGAGAAAGAAGAAACAACAGGCGGCATAACAACATTAGCTACACCTGACTTAAAAGTTCCGGGACGAGGGGACTTTGTTACGGCTGACGACGTTTTGGTTGAAAACACCGGCGACGTGGGTGGAATTTACTCTATACTACCCGCTCCTGTCCGTGAGCCGTTCTTGGCGGGCCGTAGACAGCAAGATATCCGCAACGTAGCGGATACGGTAGGTATTCAGCAAGGCGCGGAATTAGAGCAAGATCAGGCGGCTGTAGACCGGTTTGCAGGATACGCGAACGCATTTGACGTAGGCGCTCCCGAGCTATTGGATATTTCTGGCGTACTGCCTGGCGATCTTCCGGCTTACGAAGAGAAGTTTAATGTACAGTTCCCTGAATTTGGAATTGCTCCACCGGTTCGTCCTGACGAGGACCTGTTCCCTATTGCTGGGGCAAGGTTTGACCCAACTACCTATACGCCTACTGCTATGGCGGCGGGAGGCGTGGTTGAAAAAGAAAACGGCATAGAAAGTTTAATGGATCGCCGTCAGCAAGCAGTGAATCGTATGTTAATTAAGCGGGCAGGGTCTTATTTTGGCAGGTAATCATCGCGCTAGGCTATTTAAAAAGCCGCAAAGTCCTTACCATTTTGACAAAGGCGGTATCGTAACTCGAATTATTAACGAGGGCGCGGAGCGTCTGGGTTTTGACGATGAGCGCCAGATAGACATTACCCGTGAAGCGGTGGAATTGACCAATCAAATGGTAGATGCCGGTCTAGTTGACCCTCAGTTCCGAGTTAAGCTGCGTATGCCTACTTCAGGTGAGCCTTCTACACGGCAGAACACCGGTATTGAAGGTGACGAAGAAGTTTTTAACGCGGTTAATCACGCGTTGTTTTCCTACCATGCCGGTAAAAGCCCTTTAGCACGTGCCGGTTCACAGGCTAAGGAGATTTACCAAGGCATACGTCTAGCGGGCGCGGGCAAAGACCCGGGGTCCGAGAGCCTTGATTACTTCAACAACATGTTTGGTTTTGACTTAGCGCGTCAGGGTTTAAGTCCGGAAGAAGCTAAGAACGCGATCATCGACAACATTGCGAACATCAACAACCAAGGCGCTATGTCTCGGCTGCAAGCAGGTGAGCCGTTGGTTGCGGGTAAAGACTTGAGCCGCACGGCTGAAGACATTCGTGGGTCTGGTCCGGACGTAAGTGCCTTTGACGTGCTTGCTGGGGTGCAGGGTCTTAAGGACGGAGGCCCGCCCGAAAAAGTCCCGGCTTCTTTCTTAGACGGCCGTGGTAATTTTTATGGCACTTCTAACGAGCGACCGCGAGTAGACACCGGCGAGCAAAACTTAACCCTTCAGAAAAGATTAGACCAAGCTACTCCTTTAGAGCAGTACGCTTTTGAAGTGCTAGGGTTAGAGCCGGGATTAGATCGCACCCTGGCACCTGTCGCAATCAGGCGGAGCGGTGAGAAAGAAGCGGCTTTCCCTTCTTTCGCTTACGACTTTTTAAAGTCTGCGCTGGCCCCCGGCGCGGCTCTCAGCGGTAGACAAATCACACCTGAAGAGACTATCGAGCTTGCCATGGAAACAATGGGCAGCGGCGCGGCTATGCCTGGCGTGGACATCGGTGCAGACGTTATGGCCGGTATGGCCGCTAAGCCCAAGGGCGGCGTGTTTGCTCCCATGCGTCCCGACGAGGACCCGTTTAGTCCTGAGTTTACAGGGCTGCCCTCTCACCTTGCCGAATCGGGGGCCGAAACCATTCCAGCTAACTACGCGAATACCTTAATTAATGTAAACGATATGGACGAAGAGCTGGCAATGGGCGTTTCCAAGCGAGCTGAAAACTATTTTAAAAAGCTTTACGGCACGGGAGAAGACCCCATACGTATTAAGATTTTAGAAGGAGATATTACCCCCAACTTTTCAGAACAATTAACGCCTGAGCTGTTGCAAGAAGCAAGAGATGACTACGCTAGTTTTAAGAAAGGCGGACCAAGGGTAACACCTGCATTAGACGCGTTTGAATTTTTATATGACAAAGCTTCCGGTATAAGAAAGGAAGTGAATTATGATGCTTTGGACGTCAATGATATGGACCCCGCCCAAACAATAATAAATTCAATGATTGACGAAGGTGTTCCGTCAGAGCTAATTACCCCGGGACGTGAATCATATGAAAAGTTAATGAACAGACTTGCGAGAGAGGAAGGACTTGACCCTGATTCCATGTCATATTCGGATTACCAAAACTACGTCCGCGATAAGGCCTTAAGTCTAGGCTATAAATCCGGCATTAGCCTTACTGGTCGTGGGCCCAATGATAACATGGGGAACTATGAAATGGATGTAGAGGAATATACCCCGTTTTTAGACAACCCCTCTATTTCTAGAGCGTTAGAAACGGGAGAACCTATTTATGATATAGACCCGAGTGAGGTTAAAGAAGGACTTTTAGGTTTTCTAATTCCCGAGCAGTTATCTGAGGGGATAGCCACCATCCCGCCTAATAAACTTAAAAACATGTCTTTCCCGGACATTATCGCAAATAGTCAAAAAAGCGGTGAGGCTAAGGAAATTTTTGAAGTTAAAAATGTAGCGGAAAGATTAAAAACTTCAAGCGAGAAGCCTTCCCCTGATTTTTTATTGAAAAAAGGCGTGGAAAAAGTAGACGATTTTGGTAACGAGGGCTGGTATAGAATAACTAAACCCGTCTACATGCTGCTTGAAGGACTTTTAATGGACCACTCTGTCGGCCGTTATTATGATCAAAAAGACTACAATCTTGGCGGACCAAAAGCTATAAAGTCGGGAAAAGCTAGAATTTTCTCTTTACGCAACAATCAAACAGGTGAACCACGATTAACGGTGGAAATGAACTTCGAAGACCCAGACAGGCCGAATCCTACCTGGAACCAAATTCACGGGCCGCGCAACACGGACATAGAAGCTAAAGACTACGATAAACTGTTTTCGCTTTTAGACGAAGTAGGTGTATTTGTCGAGGACACGCCGCGTTACTTGCGAGAAGCTTACAAACAGTACAAAGAAACGGGTGTATCAGGTATGGGTGATTACTTTGGACCTCCCGATGTATAATATGTTCCACGTGGAACATTAACAAACCGCAAAGGTAACTAAAATGGCAAACGGTGACAACATAACTCCAATGGTAGAGCGTCGGGAAGACCCGATAGAGCTAACTATTGAGGATCAAATGGACATTGCCGCGCCTAACGCTATGGAGCGCATGCCTAGCGAAGGTATGGACATAGAAATCATTGAAGACGAAGACGGTGGCGTAATCATAGACTTTGATCCATCCATGCGAGACATAGACGAAGGCGATTTCAGCCGTAACCTTGCCGAAGAAATGGACCGAGGTTTCCTTGGCGGTATGGCTAACAATCTTATGGGCGAGTACGACTCTAATAAAGCGTCACGTCAAGATTGGGAAGATGCGTATCGAGATGGCTTAGACTTGCTAGGTTTCACGTACGAGGAGCGCACACTTCCCTTCAGAGGTTCCACAGGCGTCACACATCCCCTTTTAGCCGAAGCTGCGACTCAGTTCCAAGCTCAAGCGTTTAACGAGCTGCTACCCCCTGACGGCCCTGTACGCACATCTGTACTAGGCGCGCCGACCAGGGAGAAAGAGCAACAAGCTCGTCGTGTTAAAGAGTTTATGAATTACTACATTACTAATGTAATGGAAGAGTACACGCCTGATTTCGATCAAATGTTGTTCTTTTTGCCGTTGGCGGGGTCTACGTTTAAAAAAGTTTACTTTGATGAAGCTCTAAACAGAGCGGTAAGTAAGTTTGTACCCGCAGAACACTTGGTGGTGCCTTACGAAACGTCTAGTCTGGAGAGCTGCCCGTGTATAACTCACGTGTTATCCATGCCTTTAAACCAATTGCGCAAGTTACAAGTGTCTGGTTTTTACTTAGACGTCCCCGTCTTGCCGGGTCAGAACACTTCTAGTGAGTTGCAAGACGAACAAGATCATATTGAAGGGGTGCATGCCTCCAATATTGATTATGACGTTACTTTATTGGAATTCCACGTAGAGTTAGACCTTGAAGGGTTTGAAGACACGGATGAAGAAGGTGAAGAAACAGGCATAAAACTGCCCTATATCGTCACAGTGGTAGAAAACAGTGGCACAGTGCTTTCTGTCCGTCGAAATTACGCAGAAGACGACGAGGATCGCAAGAAAGTACAATATTTTGTGCATTATAAGTTCTTACCCGGCTTTGGTTTCTATGGTTTAGGCCTAATCCACACTATTGGCGGACTTTCTAGAACGGCCACAGCGGCGCTTAGGCAGCTTATTGATGCGGGCACATTGTCTAACCTTCCTGCGGGCTTTAAAGCGCGTGGCATGCGTATACGAGACGATTCTGAGCCCCTACAGCCCGGAGAGTTCCGCGATGTAGACGCTCCCGGCGGAGCAATCCGAGAAAGTTTGATGCCCCTTCCGTTCAAAGGCCCCGATACGACTTTATTCCAACTATTAGGCTTTGTGGTCGATGCGGGTAAGCGGTTTGGAGCTATTACGGACTTAAAGGTAGGCGATGGCAACCAAAATGCCGCGGTTGGTACAACGGTAGCCATGCTTGAACAGGGTAGCCGCGTGATGAGCGCGGTACATAAACGCCTCCATTACGCCATGCGTCAAGAATTTAAACTTTTGACACGTGTGATGCATGAATCTCTGCCCCAGGAATATCCTTTCTCGGTAGAAGGCGGTGATGAGACGGTTATGGCGTCTGATTTTGACGATCGTGTAGACGTAATCCCGGTTTCAAACCCTAACATCTTCTCTCAAGCTCAGCGTATTGCCTTGGCGCAATCTCAACTACAAATGGCCACGCAAGCGCCTGAAATGCACAATATGCATGAAGCGTTCCGCCGTATGTATGACGCTTTAGGCGTAAAAGACGTAGATAAGTTGTTAAATCAGCCTAGTACGGAACAACCGATTCCTAAAGATCCGGCTCAGGAACACATCGATGCATTGGAAAATGTTGATATGAAGGCGTTTGATGGTCAGAACCATGACGCGCATATCATGTCGCATTTGTTATTCAGTGCCTCACCCATTGCCGCACAGACGCCTTCGTTAATTATGGCTTTGCAAAAGCATGTAACGGAGCACGTTAAGATCAAGTCTGAAGAAATGGCCATGATGCAATTTATGCAGCAAAGCCAGGGACAACCGCCTAACGATGATCAAATGCTCGAAATTGAGATGATGATCGCGCAAAACATTGCTCAAGAGTTGCAAGCCTTGCGCCAACTGAGCATGCAGATAGCCGGTCAAGGTCAGCAACAAGAGCAAGGCCCGGATCCGTTAATCGCGCTCAAAGAGAAGGAAATCGGCATTAAAGAGCAAGCGACTATGGCGGATATCCAAGAGAGTCAAGCTAAGCTAGACTTAGAGCGACAGAAGATGATGGAACGTAGTCGTCAATTTGACGACAGGCTACAAAGTCAGGAACAAATGACGGCCGAACGATTAAACGCCCAGGCTCAACGTGAGCTATTACGATTACGTGCAAACAGAGGAAATTAACCATGAGAACAGTAAAAGTTAACGGAACGGCCCCCGGAAAAGCACCTAAAGCCACCAATTATGCGGATATTAAAGGCCAAGGCCGTATCCCGTACGCCAAAGCTACCGCGGAAAAAACACCGCAAACTGCGACAGGCACTGTAACTAAAGGCACTAGCCGTGGCATGGGTGCTATGTTACGTGGCGGTGAATTCACCATTTGTTAGGAGAGAACTATGCCTTTAATGCGTGGAAACAATCCTAAACAGATTAGTTCTAACGTTCGAAAGCTTAAGAAAGAGGGGTATCCACAGGATCAATCTGTGGCTATTGCTTTGGCCAAGGCGGAAGGACCTCGTAAAATGTCTAATGGTGGCGCGTTAAAAGCGTTTAGTCCCATTGTCATCCGTAAACAACGTTTCCAAGGGGTGTTCTAGCCCCTTTTTGTTCCTAATTCCCAAAGTATACGATATACTCCGATGATATAGGATTTTCCTATACGGAGGCGATATGGAGGACATTTACATCGTTCAGTTTATCCAAAGGATAATCAAAGAGCGCAAAAGTAACGTGTTAGACCTACTCGAAAATAATGGAATAAATTCAATGGAACAATATTCGTCTTTAATGGGCGAACTAAGTTCTTTGAATTATGTCCAACAGGAACTCTCGGACCTGCTAGAAAAACAGGAGCGTATGCATGATTGAAGTGCCAGGCTATTTAGCCAAAGAACTAGAAGCGGAAAAGAAAGCTAAGGTAGAGGAAGTAGCTCAAGCTGAAGCCGAAACTGAGGAAAAAGAAGGCGTAGCAAGCATGTACGTCGATTCTAAAGCCCGCATTCTAGACCCCACGAAAGCTGATAAATCTATGATAGAGCGTATGCCAAACCCTACTGGGTGGCGAATGCTTATCCTTCCTTACCGCGGCAAATCCACAACTGATGGGGGTATTATCCTCACAAATAAAAGTTTGGATGACGGCCAGGTTCAAACGGTTGTTGGATATGTCTTAAAGCAAGGGCCTCTGGCTTACGGCGATAAAGACAAGTTTCCGGATGGACCGTGGTGTAAAGAAAAAGATTGGGTTGTTTTTGCTCGTTATGCGGGTTCTAG